AGTATTATTATCAGAAGCAAGACTAACTCCAGAAACCGGCATTGAAGAAACATTAGGCGTTAAAGAAACAACAACATCTTAAGGAGAAAATTATGGGCGGACGTTCATCATCACCACCACCACCACCACCACCAGAACCAGTAAAACCAGTAGTTACCGATACAGCAAAAGCTGAAGCTTCAGCTGCCGCTGCAAGCAAACGCGCAAGACAAAGACGATCATCTTTACTTGTATCAGCCACAACGCCAGAATCATTAGGCACTGGTGAATCATTAGGCACTGGCGGAGGCGTATAATGAAAGACAACAAAATGCAAGCCAAAGTTAAGAAGGTTATGCGTGAGTATAAAAAAGGCACGCTTCATTCTGGCAAAGGTGGACCAGTTGTTAAATCACAAAAGCAAGCCGTTGCTATTGCAATGAGTGAAGCTGGAATGGCTAAAAAAGGATATTAATATGAAAGAAGTCTGGGATAAGGAAAGACCAAAAGATTTAGGTAAACCTAAAAAATTATCGCCCATGCAAAAAGCAGCAGCAAAGCAAATGGCTAAAAAAGCTGGTAGACCATATCCTAATCTTGTGGATAACATGAGGGCATCTAAAAAATGAAAGCAGAATTATCAGTAGAGTTAGATGACGACGATATTAAATCTAGCGCTAAATTTGTTGAGCAAGCTGTAAAACTTATGATGAAATATTCAAAAGATAAAAAGCAAGGCTTAATGGATTCAGAAGAAGATATGATGGAAGATAATGGCGATTAATATATTACGTGAGTCGGATACTACTAAATCACGACATGTTAATCCAGCTTATGTAGATAAAGATGGAATTAGTTATATTGCTAGTTCTGATAAACCATTTCCTAATATAGATGTAAATCATTTACGTCTACATGAAGGACGTGCATTTTATTGTTATAAGTTATATCCAAACTCAGCTCAATTAGCTGCCGGTGCAAGTATTGATATTGCAGTCGCATGGGCTAGTGGAATTAAGCCACATATTGTATATGATGCAAATTGTGGTGGTGATGCAGAAATATATTTATATGAAGGAGCTGTAGTGACTGGTGGCACAGCATTAACATCTTTTGCTAGAAATAGAACAACTGCTATTACAAGTGCAAGTGCAATATTGCTTAATCCTACAGTGACATCATTAGGCACATTATTAGAAGCAGAGTTTATTGCTGGAGGCACTGGTAAAAAATCTGGCGGTGGTATTGCTGGAACAACAGAACAAATATTAGCACCATTAACAACATATTTATTTAGATTAACTAATGTGAACGGAACAGATCATATGGCTTATTTACATTTAGAATGGTATGAATAATGACATTAAAAAAACATCAAAATCCTAAGGGTGGTTTAAATGAAGCTGGAAGAAAGTATTTTGAAAAAAAAGAGGGCGGAAATCTACAAGCACCAGTCAAGAGCGGTGTTAATCCTAGGCGTGTGTCTTTTGCTGCTCGCTTTGGTGGAATGGCTGGTCCGTTGGTAGATGAAAAAGGTAGGCCTACAAGATTGAAGTTAGCATTAAAAGCATGGGGATTTGGTAGTAAAGAATCAGCCAAGAAATTTGCAAATACACATAAGAAAGATTAATTATGGCAGAAATGATGAGATTATCCGCAGAGGATGTTTTAAAACGACACGATAAAGCTCTTACTAAAAAAGAGGATTTTAGAAACTTATACGAAGAATGTTATGAGTTTGCATTGCCACAACGTAATCTTTACGATGGCTATTATGATGGTAAAACATCTGGCCAGAAAAAGATGAATCGTGTATTTGATGCAACAGCTATTAACTCTACACAAAGATTTGCTAATCGTATGCAATCTGGTATATTCCCACCACAACGTAAATGGTGCAGATTAGAGCCAGGCACAGATATTCCAGAAGCAAGAAAACAAGAAGCACAAGCAGCGCTAGATGTGTATGCAGATAAGATGTTTGCTGCATTAAAGCAATCTAACTTTGATATTGCTATTGGTGAGTTCTTACTTGATTTATCTGTAGGCACTGCTGTGATGATGGTGCAACCAGGTGATGATATTAATCCAATTAACTTTATTCCTGTGCCACAATTCTTAGTATCATTTGAAGAAGGTGCTAATGGTCAAGTAGACAATGTATATAGACGTATGCGTCTTAAAGGCGAGTCTATTATGCGTCAATGGCCAGATGCAAATATTCCAGCAGACTTACAAAAGAAAATAGATCAAAAGCCAACAGATGAATTAGATTTTATTGAGGCTACTATTTTAGATCAAAAGCGTGGTGATTTCTGTTATCACGTTATTCATAAAGAATCTAAGACTGAATTAGTCTATAGACGAATGAATACTAGCCCATGGATTGTATCACGCTATGCAAAAGTAGCTGGTGAAATCTATGGCCGTGGTCCGTTAATTACTGCATTACCAGATATTAAAACACTTAATAAGACATTAGAGCTTGTATTAAAGAACGCATCATTAGCAATCTCTGGCGTTTATACAGCAGCAGATGATGGCGTATTAAATCCTAATACAGTTAAGATTGTTCCTGGCGCTATTATTCCTGTAGCACGTAATGGTGGCCCACAAGGAGAATCTCTAAAAGCATTGCCAAGAGCTGGCGATTTTAATGTATCACAAATCATTATGAATGATTTACGTATGAGCATTAAACGTATATTACTAGATGAGTCTTTACCACCAGACAACATGTCAGCACGTTCAGCTACGGAAGTGGTAGAAAGAATGAAAGAATTATCACAAAATCTAGGATCGGCTTTTGGCAGACTTATTAACGAAACTATGATTCCATTAGTCACTAAGATACTATCAGTCATGGATAGTCGTGGTATGATTAACTTGCCATTAAAGGTTAATGGACTTGAAGTCAAGGTGTCAGCAGTAGCTCCACTTGCTATGGCTCAAGCTATGGAAGATGTGCAGAACGTATTGCAATATGCACAGATCGCTCAAGGCGTAGGACCACAAGGTCAATCTATGGTTAAAATAGATTCTATGTTAGAGTTTATTGCAGAGAAGTTAGGTATACCACAACGCATACTTAATACAGCAGAAGAACGTATGATGATTCAGCAACAACAAATGCAAATGGCTGCTATGGCAGCTCAAGCAGCACCAGAGCAAGTTCCAGAGATGGTTAAAGGTGCTATGCAACAAGGAGCTATGTAATGGCTGGATGGGAAGATTTAGAACAAGGATTGCCACTAGATGTTAGAGATGTTAATCAAGCTAGAGAAGATTTAGATAGATTAGCATTGCGTGTATTAGGTGGTGACGATGGAAAGAAGTTAATGGATTGGTTACGCCAATCTGTTTTAGAGCAACCAGTTGCCTTGCCTGGTAGCGATTCTAGTTATGCTTACTACCGAGAAGGTCAGAATAGCATGGTCAGAGATTTAGAAGCAAGGTTAATTCGCGCAAGGAAAATAAAATGACAGACGACGTAATCGAGCCTAGTAGCTCTGAGGAATCTTCTCAAGACACTGGCCTACTCGATAATGTAAATGTAGAACCAGCGGCACAAGAAGCAGATCCAAATAAAACAGCAATATCACATCTTGATACACCAGAAGATGATGGTCCATTAGAAAGACCAGATTGGTGGCCAGAGAATTTCTGGAAAAAAGATGATTCAGAACCAGATCTAGAAGCGATTGCAAAATCATGGACAGATCTTCGTAAGCAAATCTCACAAGGCAAACATAAAGCACCAGCAGATGGTAATTATGACTTAGGTGCATTTGGATCAGTTCCAGATACAGATCCAGTCAAAAGCCATGTAGTTACATGGGCTAAAGAATATGGTGTAAGCCAAGTAGCTTTAGATGCCCTAGTTTCAAAAGTAGTTGAAATGAATGCTAACGTAGCTCAAACCACAACAGTAAACTTAGAGCAAGAACGTAAATCGTTAGGCCCTAATGCAGATGCACGTATTAAAAGCGTTGTGCAATGGGGAACAAGTCTTGTTCATAAAGGCGTATGGGGTAAAGATGACTTTGAGGAATTTAAAGTTATGGGTGGCACAGCTAAAGGCATTGCTGCTTTAGAAAAGATTAGAGCTGCATATGAAGGTAGAGTTCCAACAGATAGCGCTCCAGTAGGTAACGCACCATCTAAAACAGAGTTATATGCTATGGTTGGAGATCCAAAATACCAAACCGACCAAGGATACAGAGAAAAAGTAGAGAAAATGTTTCAAGCATCATTTGGAGGGTAATCTCCGTAGTAAATTAGGCCCACTTAATTGTGGGCTTTTTTTTGCATAAAACACTTGCCAAACTCTTAAAAATCTGTTAAAAACTGCTCAAGGCTCATTGCATTCGCAACCCTTCACACAAGTCGTCTTGTCGTCTGGCTATCGTAAATAGCAAGCAACGGCCCAGAACGTCTGGCTAACCAAAGCGATAAACTTTATTTTTTATCAATTCTAGGAGAATAACATGGCTATTGGATTATCTAATGCTT